CCCACACGCAAAATCATTTAACAGCAGCAATATCGATCACTATCGGGAATCATATCCCGATCATTTATACAGGAAACAAAAATGAAATATGATATAGAACAAATCTCAAGTGCCTGGAAAGGTCACCGCAAATTTGCAGAGTGGCTAGTTGAGCACGTGCAACCAACTACAACCGTTGATTTAGGCGTTGATTATGGGTATAGCCTATTCTGTTTAGCAAATCCAGCAATTGGTACAGTTTATGGTATTGATTCGTTTGAAGGCGATGCGCACGCTGGACAACGAGATACCTACGAGTCTGTAACCCAGGTTATCAAGGAAAATGAATATACAAACATTAAGTTGATTAAAGGTTATTTCAGTGACGTGGCAATCACCTGGGATACCCCCATTGATATTTTACACGTGGATGGTCTACATACACGGGAAGCAGTAACTACTGATTATAATACATGGGGTAAATTCTTAACCGAAAATGGTGTTATTATCATGCACGATACCGAGGCATTCAAAGGCGTTAAGAATTTCTTTAATTCAATCGATTTACCAAAAATGAATTTCACGCATTCTGCTGGGTTGGGTGTCGTGTCTAAAAATGCAGACCTTATTGAATTGATCAAAAAAACCTTTTTATGATTAGCATCTTAACACCTAGTAGAAGTAGACCAGAATTAGCAAAACGTATGATGGATTCCGCGTTTAAATCTGCTGGTTGTGAAATAGATATCAAGTTTTATTTGAACGCAGACGACCCATTACTACAAGATTATCTTTCATTCTTGAATGTAACGCAATATATAATTGGTCCAAATCAAAGCACCTGCTATAGTTGGAACTTGATGGCTGAAAAAGCTACACATGATATATTATTCTTAGTTGGTGATGATGCTCAATTTGATTGTGCCAATTGGGGTTTAAAAGTAATCAATGCATTTAACCAATACCCAGATAAAATCGCATGTATATATCCAAGAGCTCCATCAGTTGGTAAGAAAAAGAACCCACATTTTTGCTTACATAAAAACTGGATTAACACGGTTGGTTATTTCTTACCACCCGTGTTTTATCACTGGTACGTTGACACCTGGATCCGTGAAGTTGCAATGTCACTTGGTAGATTTCACTTGATCGCAGATTTCGAAATGCCAATTGAAAATATTAAAGACGTGGTTAATAGGACCTATCATCATTCATGGATGCGTGAAAGAGATGATTGGATCTGGGATAAAACCGTACACTATCGGGATGCAGACGTCGCATTACTACAGAAGTTTATCGAAAATTTCAAATAAAACTTCTCATATGAGCCCAACATTCACCTGACTTCAACTCATCAAAGTTCCAGTGAAACATAGATAGTCTTTCAACCCATTTCTGCCTATCTGGTAGTAATGGGTTTTCTATATCAGACAAACTCAAGTTTGCCACTTCTCTACATTGACTTTTATCAGGGTCAGTAACGAAGATAGGGAATCCCTCAATAGCAGCACCAACTACTGGACTAGAATTGCAATTCACCACTGCCCAACAATTGATTAAATCATCTTTTAGATTTGGATTGCCACTGATAGTCAACCCACGCAACTTATTAGTTGCATTTGTAGAATTAAGCAACTCCTTTGTTGCTTTATCGCCTGGATGTGGTCTAATAACAATTGGTCTATCGGTGTACTTTCTTAATTCATTTATTGTAGAAATAACCCAATCTTGAACATCCGCACCACCCATGCTCCAACCACCATTCCGTTGCATGCAAATTAAGATATGATTACCGGTAGTTCTATTATCTTTTAGACTTAAGTTTAAGTTCTTACTCAACCGCTGCCATCTAGTAGGATCTATATTAGAATCACAATAGATTCCTGTGTTTGGAAATATACCGTTAAAACTATATCTCAAATAATGTAATGGATTGGAAGTATCTGCATAAAGAAACAAATTACTATCAACCGCAACCACATACTTACCAGATTTGATTTGTTCTTCAACTACGGTATTTCTCAATCTCAAATGAGGTCTTTTAATATCATTACTAACCCAACCTTGTATAACACCAACATCAGTGGATTGATACATCAAGTCATTTACATTAATAACCGCATCACCATTACGCGCAACTCCAGTAGCAAAGTGATTCAATAAATCAACTTTCTCTTGGTTCTTGGCATTAGGAACTGACCTATGATAGATTGCTACTTTCACAAATCACCAATCAGTGGCAACAAATGCTGCCAAACTTTAGATTCAATCATCTCAGATTCAGACCATTGACTATTTGCTAACTGATCAACCCATCGGTTTATTTCAAGTTTACCCACTTTCTTTGGATTTAACAATTCACTAATACGATGACTTGAAATTGGATATCCCATGTTTCCTTCATCCATTGCAATAACGGGTACTCCTGCCAGCACTGCATCAATTGCTGATCCACTGGTATATGTAACGCAAACTCCAGCATCCGATAACTCCTCCTGTAAACTTCGATCTAATCCATTAGACCAAGTTATATTTTGATAATTCTTGAATAACACATCGCCAATTTCACTATAAAATTCAGCACGACCTTTAACACTCATTGCTGGGTGAAATCGAACCACTATTGGTCTATTGGTTATTTCTCTTATAGATGATAGAGTTTCAAGTAGCCACTCACTCATCTTTTGGCCTCGTAAACTTGCATCGCCTGGTAATTGCAGCAACACCAAGATATTACCCACCGAATGATCTTTCCAACCAGCAAATTCTGGAATATTCAAATACTGTTTCATATCAGGTAACCGAGTTTTATCAATCGAATCACCATAGAATATACCATCATTATTCATAAATCCATTGATACCAACTCGATAATATTGATGTTTACTACCTTCTACAATAGTTCTACCCAATAGCGGAGTTTCAATGTAGATTACTTGTTCAGCCTTCTTTTGAATACTTTGCCGTGTTACATGATGTTCGGCTGATCTAGGTTTAACCGTACCAAACTGCACAGCAATATCACACGATTCTATTTCATTATCGTAACTCATCCGTAAATCAATGCCGTGTTGTTTTTTCAACATGCGTTGATTATTAACCGCAAATAACTGAAAGTAATACCGTTCAATACCTTCATAGAATGAACGCAATACATTACGTTCAGCATTATTCGCACCAGATGCAATACTAACTAATATCTTCATAATCCTAAAATTCGTAAGGCTGAACCATCTTTTAGTTCAGTGACGTGAAATTGACCATAGGCTAAGTGGCAAGCCCATGCGTAACGTTCATCCATAGTTGGATAATAAGGTGTTTCTATTTTGCTTAAATCTTGTAATGAAACTGGACTAGCTGCATTGTTCACTAAGGTAAATGTCGGTATTCCATACATAATTGCTTCAGTGGCTGCTACGCTATTAAACGTAACTAATGCAAACGTATCTGATAACGCTTCTTGTAAAGTATTTGTTATTCTCTCACTGCGTAATTTTGCTCTATCACGAACAATCACTGGTCTATCTGTATGTTGTTTAATAGTAGCAACGGTTTCAGCAATCCAAGTATCTTTATCGACACCATAAAACTTACAAGGCTTTTCATCCGGTGCAGCAACTAGTATATTTCTACCAGTATTTCGCCAATTAGAAAGTGTCAATCCTAGTTTCAACCATCGATCCGCAGGTCTTTCAACTACAGCACCATGTTGCAAATCATTCTTTACGATTCTATGATATAACTTATTACCCAATGGATTCTTATTATACTTGCTATTTCCAAAATACCCACTATCTATGTAGTAGAAATCGCGATTATCCGCCCAACAACGCTTGATAAGTTTATGTTTGAGAATGCCCCTGAGTACAAGAGGGTCTGTACTAGCATCGTAATCAAAAACATCATATCCAACCACATCATGATTATGGCTAGCCGCAAGCATACCCACATACTCATCTTGAAGATTCTTACTAAGAAACTGCATTTACTTGAGTCGAGTAGTTTGTTAACATTCTTTCTCTGTGCCATTCGTCTGCCATTGGAGTTAGTGCAAAATCATGGAAACAAGGCGTTCCAAGTGTATAGTGTAGAAGTTTAGCATCAGGATTAGCACCAAATTCATCAGGTAACCAATTCCATTCAACTGGCAATTCACCAATCAAATCATCAGTTAACCAAGTAAAACGATGTAAAAATGCACCAGACGATTCTTGTATTAAACCAGAGGTTAATACAGCATTAGCTGGATGTGCACAATTCCACATTACCACACTAGACCAATTCTTACGTGGATAATTTTGATTAACTGAACCCAAGTACTTGGTAGTCATCTTAGTTTCATAATTATGATGAACACATTGAACTGCTTTTGTCGGATCTCGCATCTCCCAGAGTTTAGCAATATCTTCACGTAGTAACATATCACCATCGATAAAGATTGCCCAACCTTCATAATTCATTAAACTAGGAACTAAGAATCGACTATAAATGAATTGATTACTACCATCGTCGTGCGTTTCTGCATAATCTTTTATATTATCCAAAGCCAATGGAACTAATGCTACTGGCTTTGAACTATGTCTAATAACACTATTAGCACAAACATGATAAGCTATTGCTTCTCGTGGGTCATACCCAATGAATACTGTAATCATTTTCTTTCAATATCCTCTTCAACACAACTTTCACCGTATTGTATTTCAATTATTCTTAATGGTCTATCTGTGATATTACTCAATTGATGCCAAGTATGCTCAGGTACGTGATATTCATCATGTGTAACCAATGTAGAAATCGAATCAGAACTAGTAACAGTTGCCGTACCTTCAGCTACCATCCAATACTCAGACCGAGATTCATGTCGTTGCATTGATAATGATGACTGGGGATTTACTGTTAATTCTTTAACTTTTATTCCAGGAACATCATGCAATACTCGATAATAACCCCATGGCCTTTCGGTCTTGGGTGATTTCCACTCAGTTAATATCCATGAACTTGAATTCTTTTTATTAGTACCACCAACACCAAATGCAAATTCTACATTCCTAACTGACATCTCTGGGATATTACTAGCCGTTCTATCACCACCGTTAGCAAAGATATACCGGTTATCTGGGTATAAATTTTTGACTCGATTGATAGCATCAATTGCATCACCATTCGTATCATCAAATACAATACAATCATCAACCATCTTTAGATTCTGAATGATAGATACCCGCTCGTCAAGTGGCATGAAAGCCTGACCTTTCTTACGAACAAGCCATTCATCACTATTCACACCAACAACAAGTATATCACCCAAAGTCTTAGCAGCCTTCAAGTATTCTATATGACCAGAATGAATCGGATCAAATCCACCAGTTACTATTACTATTGTATTCATCGATAATGTGCCGCGTGAACTGCATCAGTATAACCAACATCAATTACAACAGGTTTACCATTAAATAAACCCCAGTTGGCTGTTCTTACAAAATCCCATAAACCTACATCAAAATTAACTGCAAGTTCAGTTAATGCCTGTGCATATTCTTCACACAACTCAACATCTTCGTCTGTGTACTTAAAGCGGTCTGATTTCAACTCACGAATAACTTCTTCGTGACTTAAGGTTCCACCTTTCTTACCAGTACTAGCAAATGCCATAGCAACCAATAAACGTAAAGTACCACATTTCATCAAGTTGCACAATTGTTTTTCAGTAGCTTTCTGTGCTTTTTCTGTATGAATCCAAACCGGTTCATCATGTTCTTCATCGTAATCGATAATTGGAATAGTAATTCCCAAATCTTGCACATAACCATCATCTAGTATTTCTGCTTCTTCTTTGTTCTGTGCCATACCTTTTACATTATGCGCAACTTTAAGAACAGTTGGTCTACCTTCGTATTCAATATCAAAAGCAGTTCTCGATGATCCCTTGCCCATCTTTTGGGCACGTGCTACCGCATATTCAATTCTTTTCTTGTATGATGTTTTTGGTGTGTATACCGATTTATCCCAATCTGGTGGGAGTGGTGCTTCATCGATTGCTGATTCGCCGATGATATCTGTAATTCGCATAGGTTTAACCTCTTAGTTTTCCTATATTTATTGAAATTTTGAGATAACAAAAAGCCCACTCGAGAGTGGGCTTCCGTGTCAATGGTGGATACAAAGTGTATCAATTATCTTTTAGATAGACGCATCATCCAATCCAGCAGTTCTTAACTTAACAATATTGGATAACTGCCATTGCTTAATATCCAATCCTTTGATGACACCAAGATACTGATTTCTGAGTAAGGCAACGTCATTGATTAAAATCTCAAAATCAACCACGTCTTGTTCTCCATCTACATATCTATCACAATCTCTACTACTCAAAGAACGTTGATATGTTTCAAGATACTTTTGGAAATGTTGACTTTTCATCTGCTTCAAACAAATGTTCAAGTATTCCAATATAGCCTCAATCTCTTGTAACTGGCAAAAACGTGTTTCAACAATCCCTGGCATTGCAGCTGCCGCACGTTCAATACTACCAGAAATCTTAACGTCTACCTTGGCAGAACCTAATTCTGACCGATAATGGGCAATTGCGTGTGGAACATTCGTTATATCCCGTGAAACTTTGTCATACCAATTGGTCATTTTTCACCTTATTCGTCGTCGTAGTCTTCGTCTTCGTCATCCATAACTGCTTCTAATGCAAAGTCTAAGTATGGGTCTACACCTACTAAACTTTCTAACGTCGTTTCTTTAATCCCGTGGTCTTGTAATACATTTACATACTCAACTGCCGCATTCTTGCGTTGCCTTTCTGATAAGTGCTCAACTAATACAGTCCAAATGTCAGTGATTAATGCTTCTTTCATGGGTTGTTTTCTCCTTAATTAAAAATGTTAACTGACCTTATGTATCATTTTGGAAAACCCGCCTCGTAAAAAGACGGGTTTTTGGGATGATTTAATCGAGATCTAGCTCATCCATTTCGATTGCATCATCTTTTAGTTCTTCAGAACCGGCTAACTTAGTAGCAAATTCAGAAATAACCAAATCTAAGATACCATTCTCATTTCGATTCCACTCTTTACGGAAATACTTATGAGTTACCCCATTAGTATCAATGTACGAATATCGGTTACCCTCTTTTTGGATTAACTTCTTACCTTCCAATAAACTAAACATACCACTGTACAAACTCATACCTTCATTATATGGGATATGTACTTCGATATCAGTGAAAGGTTGAGCATAACGAGTTTTCATAATCTTACAACCAGAACGAATACCTTGAACCGTAGTTGTTTTATTACCCTCTTCATCCTCTTTTAGTTTCAACTTCTTCATTGCCACAACAATACTTGAAGCATACGCGAAACTTGACCCACCACTTAGTTTTGGATCAGGGTTGTAAGGGTCTTGCGAGTCATATGTGTGGTTAGTGCACACCATACCGACATTATAATTACCAAACATATTAACGCAGTTACGAATTAAGGCGAATAATGCTTTAGGTTTACGACCCATATCACCTTTAAGGTCGCCACTTTCAAATTGATTAATGTCAACTGGGGTTAATAACATACCAAGCGAATCCACTACGAATAACACTTTAGGTCTATCTTCTTCGTTCATGCCTTTAATCTCTTTCATGAATTCAGAAATAGTCTTAGCCACGTCATCAATCATAGACATACTTAAACGCATAAGTTTATCTTCAGCTGTATCAACACCCAACGCATGAAGCCATGCTTCATCCAACGCGTTTTCTGTATCAATCAAAACAACGAAGATACCTTGTTCCTGTGCATTTTTAACAATGTTACCAGAACAAATATAAGACTTACCACTATTATGACTTGAGAAACCATCACTCCAGTAACGGTGGTTTGGATGCAATACTTCGAAATCATAACACTCAGCATCTGCCAAGAATTCTTTACAAACGATTTCTTCAGCACCATCAACCGTCATAACTGAATCACCGATGGTCAATGCACCAGCAGTAACCCATTCACCATCAGTTAATTGATACAAGTGGTTTGTTGCTGATTCTGCACTTCTAGTAGCAGTTGAAATACGAACAACAGCTAATGAACCTTTGTCGAACCACTGACCAACAAGTTGATAATCATCTGGTGTAGCGATACTTAAACTCGAAACCGCGTCATCATGAACTAAAGAACGAAGTTTAGAAACTGTTACCGTTTCAGCAACCTCAACATCATCAATTGTGTACTTGACATCGACCTTAGCCAATGCAGGTAAACAACCAGATTCACCAGCAAACACCGTAACCTTACCTAATGGAATACCTTTATTGAAATCACCACTAATCAAATAGTTAAGTGCATAATTACCACAACTAATCCAATCAGTTGGGTCATTGAAACCAACACCAAGACCTTCGATAGACTTGGTTAATGTTTTACGAAATTTACTTACGTCAAATGCTTTCATTGTCTCTCCTCTTTAAACGAAAAAAGGGTGTACAGGAATTATCCCGCACACCCTATACTACTGATTAAGCCGTTTGACGGTCACGAATCATTTTAAGAATGTCTTGTGCACGACTTGCGCCTTCACCAGTCGTTTCAGGTGCAACCGCAGGTGCAGCATAAGAAGCCGCAGCAGGAGTTTCCCATGGTAAATCATCAGCAGCCGATAAAGGAGCAGAAACAACTGGGTCAGCAACTAACGTAGCTACTGGAGCAGCCGGTGCAGCAACTACACGAGATTCAGTAGTAGGTGCTTGAATGCCATTTGGACGATAGTATTGACCCCATCTTTCAACATCATAGGCTTCACCATCAACCGATGCTTCAAACATTTCTTTGATAACTTTCAACTCAACTTCACCAGGACGTTTAGGTAAGAAGTCAGCTAAGTTGAATAACCCATGGTCAGCAATTGCTTGCAATTCTTCTTCATTTAAAGCACGTTCACGACGGCTCCATTTAGAAGTTGAGTAATCAGCAAATCCACCTTTTGATGTTTTGCAAATACGGAAGTCAAGACCGCGTAAGTAATCAGTTGGTAATTCATCCAACTCTGGATCTAATAAGGCAGATTTAATCAAACCAAAGATTTGTGGACTGATAATGAATCTACGGATTTTGTTTTCAGGTGGGTTTTCTTCTTTCAAGCCATCTTCAACAACAAAGCCCTGTGCTAAGAATGTACGTTTTTTCCAATACTTACGACCCATTTCTTCCAAAGATTTGTCTTTGAACCAACCACGAACTTCGGTTAAAATTGGGCAGTATGCTTTTGCATCATACATTTCAATACATGGAACTTGAACAACAACGGGACGTGAATCTGCCTCGCCTTTAATGCCAGCGAAGGGAAGTCTAATCATTTGTTTTTCAACCCAG